CGCTGGGCATGAGCCAATGGAGGTATGAGGCTCTGGATCGGGACAGAAGAGTGTAATAGGTAAATCATCCCAGGGTGTTGAATTAACAATATTTAATCCATTCCCTACAGTGCATACTCTAATCCTTTCATCTATACCATCACCATCTAAATCATAAAAAACATAATGCTCTACATAGAGAACACTTTTACTATTACTGTCTGCTCTATCAACACCAGTAAAATCTGCGTATGGGTTTCTTGCTTGTTCCATGTCGTATGAGTCTTCATCGACTGTAGTTCCAGAACCAGCGAACTCTTCCATTTGTTCTTTGTCATAACCCATAGCAACCAAGTCACTTACGGTCTTAACCATTCTGTGTGCAACGTATGGAGAAGTATTTAAGTCTCTAGCGTGTCTTGAAATTAAGACTTCTTCTGTTGGCACTGCTTCGATTACCACTTGGTCTTTAGGTTTAATTCTTCTAATTTTTACATCGTAACTAGCTGGAGTTTCTTGTGTCATCTCTTCGCCAGTTTCAGGATTCATAAATGTAATGCTTTGCATTTCAATTTTTTCTTCAATGACTTCTACGTTAGGGTCAAGTGTTAGAGCTTGGTATGATTCTGGAGAAATGTCTGTGTATTCGTGAGTTGATGCAGTAATGCTGTCATCCCAGTAGGCTTTTACAAAACCAGTTTTTCTAATGAGTGCGTCTTTGAACGCATCATATAAAACTTTGAAGCCTGGATTTTTTTGTTGGATAACATAGTTAATGTAATCTGTTTGTTGTTTGGCTAGTTGTATGTCTTCTGGGCCATGAGGTATAAACTCTACTATCTTAGTAGTACCAAAAAATGTACGCATGATAGAAGGTAGCATGAACAACACGCTGTCTCTAACATCAGTTGATACAAACTCTGATTGCATAGAGCTTTGTGATGTTGGTGAGTTTCCAAGATAGTAGTCAGTAGCGTCAGCTCTGTCCTCGTCTATCTGGTCGATAAAGTCTTTAGCGTCATCCATTTCGGACTTAAGTACGCCTTGTAGTTCTTCTTCATTGTAAGAATTTTCTACTTGTAACTCTTCGATTTCTTGATCTTTGTCGTATTCCATAAATTTATCCCACTCTGATTATTCTTGATGTCAAGGGTTTCTTGAAATTATACCCTAAAAAGTTCTCGCCACCACTAAAACTTGCAGCGGAACTTGCCATGGTTAGTGCAAGTGCGTCAGCTTTATCTGGAGACTTAACACCTCTTTTTTTCATTTCGTCTTTTGACTCTATTTTTATTTTTCCAGTTGATGTATATTTATAACTAGGTGCTGCCAATTCTGATACAAGCTCATCATCATTAGGAAGTCGGCAATTACGCAGCACCAACCAATCTTTGATTGCAAACCATAATTCAGCTCTTAAGTTCAAATAGTTTTTCTTAGTCGATGGTGCTTCTGCAACATTAACTCCTCTTACTGGTAAGTTTTGTTCAGCTAGTCTATCTACAACACCACTACCAAGACCAATTACGTCTATAAGTATTTCTTGTGGTTGTTCTATGACGGTACTGTCGTCATATAAATTTTTAACTGCACCGCATAATTGCATTAAATCCATCGATTTAAAAGTCTTAATTTCAAGAACAGTGTTGCCTTGTCTTATACATAGTGCAGAATTGTCTCCGCCAAAACGTGCAACGTCTAATCCCCAAACAATAGGTGCTTTGGTTGTTAGTGCCACATCTCTATCGACAGCGTTTCTTGCCAGTTCCATTGGTATGACTGAATCATCATCAGCGTTAGGGAACTCGCCTCTTACCTCTACTCTAGCTACAGTTGAATCTTCACCATATTGTTCGAGCATAGTCTGGAATAGTTTTTGGTCAGTACCTTCGACTGTACGTGAGTCTATTTGTTCTAAGTTCCAGAACTTACGCTTGGATGTAAAACTCTCGTAGAAAGGCCCTGTGTTTCTTCTAGGGTTAGAAAAGGTACACCAGAAACGATTTTCTGTAGGCTCTGTAAAGAAACCTTCGGAGACAGAATAGATAGGTGCGGGAATACCTGATGCCTCGTCCATGATTAGGCAGACTCCGTAGGATGAGTGAATACCAGCGAAAGCGTCTGGGTTCTCTTCACTCCATAACTGTGCTTGGGCGTAGTAGTAACCTGTATCTATTTTTAAGTCTCTTTTGAGTGCTTCTTCAAACCAACCATCTGGTTTTATGGTGGTAGCAGTTTTAGTAAACCAATGGCTGTTTATTGCTAGGGTTAGCCACTTGCCTAACTCTGCCCATGTTCTTGATCGCAGCTGTTGTTCGGTGTTAGCAGTAACGATAGTGGTTGATCCAAGTCTAGTTGATAGCATCCATAATATTAACCATGAAACAAGGGCGGACTTTCCTATTCCACGACCTGAAGCTACAGCAAGTCTAAACATCTCTGGATTAATTTCGCCTTTATTTCTCTGTATGTTTATTGATAATTTTTTTAAAACATTTTTTTGCCACTCTCTTGGGCCTGTAAATTCTTCGAGGGGGGTGTCCTTCTGTCCCCAGGGGAAGATAAACATTACAAAGTTGTATGGATCATCCGCAACTTGAGGCGACCAAACTTCGGTCATTAGTTGTTGTTCAGCTTCAGCTCCGTATTTCATATATTTACCAAAATAATGAATAGTAGGAAATTACCAAGTCCAGCTATGGTGGTGATTTCTATTATTCCTTTTATTACCTCTTTCATATTCTACTCAAAAAAAATTAAAAAAAATTAGTTCAACAGTTACACGTAATATACCAGTGCGAAAAAATGTAAGGGGGGGTCAATCGTTTTAAATCGGAGCATGTGATTTGCAGATTGAAGGGCAACCCTTACAAGATAGCGTAACTATCCGCCCTTATCATTCTTTTTTATATCGTCCTGATTATTTACCAGTTGTTCCGAATCTGTAGACGTTGATTTAACAGCGTTTATAAGATAAAACATCATTTAAATTAATAGTAGCGTGGACGTTCTCGACTCGATCCTTCCACGTCTTCGAGTCCTGATTCTTTAGATAAAATATCTGGGCAGTTACGTTGCCATCAGTGGCCGAAGTAAACAAAGAGTTTGTAACCTGTGCCAGTCCTTTCGCCTTCCCCCTTTTTATAGCGTCTTCAAAATCTACACTTCTTTTTCTATTGCGGTCTATAGTATTCCATGAAACGCCCATTGCACGGGCAATTTGTGTAGTTCCTAAACCTCTGGAAGCTAAGTTTTCCACTTGCTGCAAGTCTAAAACAATCTTCTTTCTTCCGCCCTTTTTAAGAGATTTATTGTCTTTTTTTGGTGTTTTTTGCTCCATAATTGAATTTTTTTTATGCTCTCTATCCCTCTATTCTACAGCATACTTAATGAAAACCCTAAGTATTTTTGATTAAGTGTTTGATATTTAAGATTTCTTTGTGCTACACTATTACACGTTAGAACAAATTATATTACTTTAGGAGGTAACTAACATGACAACATTAACCAAAGAACCAACTTGTAAAGAGTTAGTAAGAGACGAGTTCAACAAGGTTGAGCAAACATACCAAGAAGCAAATGATTACTTTAATCAGTATGACAACGCAACAGAGGGAGAGCAAATAGCTTTAAAAGTTATTGATAAACATAAGGGTGATTATTTCCACGAAT